AGGCCCACACCGATGATGATGCCGTCCCGCATGTCGGGGTACTGGCTTCCGTCAAGCAGCAGAAGGGTGTTCCCGAGTACGCCATAGATCCCGGTAAGTCCGCGATCCGTGGAGTCGTACTTTCGACCATTACTGAAGTTGTAGGCACCCGGGTCCGGGGCCGACCACTCCGAGCCCCAAGCACGCTGAACCATGTCAGACCAACTGATCGTCCTTGTGGTTACCTTGCTGCCCAGATTGGGAGGAATGTTGCTCATTGGGAGTTTCAGGGGAGAATTGCCGCGATTCTACCACTGTAACATTCTTGTCGCAACCCAGATTGGCCAATCTAGCTATCTTGGCTTTGAAGATCTGGGTCTCGGGGAATGTCCAATTAAGGGCGTGGGCTAGTTCCCACGTATTCAACCCGCACGCCATCAATTCAACGGCATACCATTCAAGTGAATTCAGGCTCGTAATAGCTTTGTTCATTATATGTCGGGGCCTTCGGCTCCATGTCGTATATACGGGACACGGAGTCGATCAGGTCGACCTTACCCCCGTGGGGGAAGAAGTGTACCTGAAGCTTGAATGATTTCCCTAGATCATAGACCTTGCCATCATATTGCCTGCGAATTGGCCGGGCGATCCTGAAATCTTGCCCGGTTGACTTGAACTTACGCTGGGTAGCCGTCAGTTTGTTGTCATCCGTTTCGTATGGGATGAAGAATTTGTGCCTGCGGAAATCCGGGCCGAGCCGCTGAACGCGGTCAATCTTCGACCCCTCACCCTCCCGAGGCCACGCTAATTCCAGCACGGGGAACCGCCCACCCTCGGTCGGCAATTTCATCTGCTCTTCGAAATAGTCCAGATCGGCCTGCGCCCCGAATGATTCGTAACCGAAATAGATGTTTTGGACCCCCGGAGCCCGCTTCCACTTGTGGTACATCATCGCGGAATTTCTCCACCGGTCCCGGAGATCCATCTTATGGTTCATCCCGTCCAGCAGGTACTTGTTCGATGCATAATCCAATCCGACGACCGATATGGCGGTATTTGCCGATCCCTTCTTCTTGGATCGAGCGGGGTCGACCATGATGTAGATGTTCAGGGTCTCGGGCCGAACTTCGTACACCCCGATGTCGTCCTGATTGAACATCCGTTCCGTACCCGACAGTGGATCTTGGAGCATCTGGCAGGCGATCGTGGACGGGCCTTGGTCGATGACTTTCTTGTCCCAGACTTCCTGTGAAAACAAAACCGGTACGCCGTCGATCTTGCCGGTATCCGTCGCCGGGTGGATTCGTGGAACTACCGACCCCCGGTCGATCATTGACTGGTAGGTGTCGGCATACATGTAGCGGGTGCCGATGTGCCATTTGACACCCCCGATGGCTCCGAGGTTGTCCGAGAGTTCCCAAGCTTTGGTGGTCTTCTCGATCTGTTCCGGCGTACTGACCGATTCAGGCACGACAACGTCGTCATAAACCATCAAGCTGAAGTGCCGGGATGTCGGCATACCGTCGACCAGTCCGTGGGCCTCGATGGTGGCCTCTTTCGGATTCGACTTCCGTATGACGGTGATCCCGCCATCGATCGACCACCCCGGGCTGTCCTTGACCGGGTTGGAATAGAAGATGTCATCAAACAGTTGCTTTAGCGGTTCATTCCGCTCGAATTCGTATTTGATCTGCATCAGGAATTTCTTTGCCACAGGCTTCGTGTGACTGAAGATCCCGACCGTTGTCTCGGGGTCGATCAACACTCGCTGGGTGATCCCAGCGTACGTAATAATCGTTGACTTGTAGTGTTCCCGCGCCCATAGGTCCAACCTACCGTCAGGGTCCGCTTCAACTTCGCGACAGCGTTCGTACAACCAAGGGTGAATTACGTCGAGGCGGTTCAATACCCGCGTCAGTAGGTAGAAGCGGTCATTCCGAGCCAGCCACCTCTTCCCTAGGTCCCCAAACTCGTCCTCGACCGCCCGCCACATTTCATACACATCGCGAAACTCCGCCATGTGTAAAGCCCGATAGATATCGGGCGGTGGCGTTATGTCAGGCAGTCTTTTCACTGAGGACCACCGCATCTTCAGCTAGCGTCACACTGTTTCGATTGGCGATCCTGTTGAAACGCTCGCTGAGTGCCGCGAAGCCCGTGTCCGATTGCTGGCCCTCCGGAACCATCCGCGCCATCTTGACCCTCGGATCTTCGTAGTCGTCACGAATCCCGAACGCCTGTCGTTCCAGCATGATCAGGACTTTCAGCGACTCGCCGAGTTTCTTGATGGAGTCCACCCGACCCGGCATACTGATGATTTTGTCGTAGATATCTTTCAGCTTGTCCACCCCCTTATCGTCAGGGCTGGCGAGAATCGTACCAAGGTCCTGCAGCACTACTTGGTTGTCGGTCTGGTATTCCAATTCCGACATGATCTGCATGACGATTCGGCGGGCTCGGCTGATGTCCTCTCGGTGTCGCAGGATCAACGACGACTGGAGTGTGGCGTTGATCGAGATGATGTCTTCGTCGGAGACTGGCAGAACGGCGTTCTGCGGCAACGCGTTTGCAGCCAACATATCCATAGTGCGGCTTTGAATCGCACTACCGAGATCCTTCGACACTTTTTCCTTGGCGAAATGGTCGAAGAGGTGTTCTTTCGGGACCCCGATTTCATCCGCGATGACTGAGACCGACTTGGTCCCGGTCCGAAATTGCTGCTCGGCATACTCCCAGTCCTTGTAATGGATAGCAAGCTTGGCGATATTACCGGCGTGGGCCGCTATCGGTTTCTTCGGTGTGTAACGCCGCTTCATGTACCAGCCATCGTCTCCGCTGGGGGCGTCGGTAGTGACTGGCTCGACACAACTGACTTGAGGGCAGCGGCCCACACCGCCCTCAACCCATCAATGTGGGTAGTCGTGTACCCGGCCAAGTAGATGTCTTGCAGGTCTTTGTCGCTGATCGGGTGGTCAGTCACTTCTAATCGTCCCCGTGGTAACCGTGGTAACCATCGTACCCGGTTCGAGCGCCATAGATCGTGTCCTTCTCGACGAACATCGCGATACGCGATGGGAGGTCCTTGTTCGGATTGTGGTAGATCACCGCATCCAATTCGAAAGACCCCGTGATGTTCGGGACCTTTCGCCACTCGGCGGGGCAGCATTCATGGCAAGTTGCACCTTTTGGGAATCGCATGGTAACCTCCTACGGACGGACCAATTGTACCACCGACCCCGACCGGGGGGAATGGCGGGTCAGTTTCTTCCTTGCCCGGTAGCGCTTCTGCGACTCTGCACAAATCTTGAGCCAGTGATCGCGGTTCTTGGCCTTCCAAGCTGCACAGTGGTCAGCGTGGCACGCCACACAATCGTGGGTCTTTAGCCTACGCCCACCCAACTCCGGGTGCTTGTCGCAAATCTTACCGATGATGGTAGAGGATTTCTTGGTCATACTTCATTCTAACATGTGTGACCGGTCTGGTCAATATCACAACACGTTATGATAGAGTCGTTCACGAGCGCACCCAGCCTCGCGTACGCGGGCGTACACACCCCCGGAAGGACCCTAAATGTGCACCCCCTATCATATTCAATATGCTACGTTTTAGGTCCCGTCCGACGCGGGCTGCGGGCCTCTGTTGTAGTGTGCAGGGGGTGAGCCCCTAGTGCTCAGAATGCTCGATAATGAGGTATCGATACCCCTGTTCGAAGAGTCCCCAATGGGTGCGCGTGCGTAGCAACAGCCGTGCCAGATTGAAAAGATGACGGCCTGACGCGGGTTCTCGGGGTGTCAGCCGTTCCACAAAGTCGAATATTCTTGTTGTAATCTGGCACGATCCGGACTGCAACAACTGCTACAGACTGCGGTGTGTCACGATAGTTATCATATACGATATGATAACGCAAGAAGAGCCCTCGACGGCGAAGCGAAAAACGAAGTGAGGCGGTGATAGGAGGGACCCACATAGAACACAAGTCGGAGGGTGACCGCCACATCAGGGAGGCCCCCTCTCAGTGCTAGAAACTCCCTTTCGACCCGTCGCGGGCTTTGCCCGTCCGCCGATCCCTCTGGCAGGGACCCGGCCCAAGGTCAGTGAGCGCTAATTGGGGGTGCTGCGCCGCACCACGCCAGCGAAGTGAGCACTGACCGGGGCGATCGACGCCAGCGAAGTGAGCGCTGACCGGGGCATTGGCCCGTGGCCCGTGGACGAAGTGAGTGCTGACTGAGGTGGTGTGGCGCGGATACCACACACCGGCCGCGCCGGGGTCAGTGAGCACCCACTTTCGCTGCCCCCCGACCCGGCCGTTGCTTCGGCACCACACTCCCGTGGATCAGTGCTCACTTCGCTCGGACCGGGCGTCGCCGCAGTCAGCACTCACTCCGCTTTGCACCACTTTGGTGCACGCGCAAGTCAGTGCTAACTTCGGCAAGCTTCGTGCCAGTTCCGAGTGGGTTTGGCACGGGCCTTGCGGTGTGACAGGCTTGGTCGGTCCGAGCCGCCCCGGGGCGTCGCTTGGGTGACAGATTTGGTCACAAAAGCAAGCGCCGTGCCAACCTCGCCTTGGCACCCCAAGGAAGGCCAGTCGACGGGTTCGCCGCTGGGTTGGTGCCGCCGCTTTCGTCGACTGGCCTTCCTTGGGCTCCGAGACGCCTTCGCGATGCCTTTTCGCGGTTTTTGCTCCTCGCGTGCGCGTGGGTGCGCGCTTCGTGTTCAGCGGGCCGCTGGCGCGGGTCGCGACGAAAGCTGGCACGACGCGTGCTTCTGTTTGTGTGGGACCTGCGGCGCTGCGCCGGTCCCGCCACCCCCCATCCCTCAGCGCGTGGAGTCTTCGATGTCCGCTTCCCTCCCTTCCCTCGCCTCCCTCCTGTCCGCCGTCCGCTCGGCTCCTGCGCTCGCCGCGTGGTGCGCCGACATGCCGGATGCCGACCTGTCCGAGGTGGTCCGCACGGCTCGCACCACGAAGGGTGCCGTGTGGCTCGCCACCCGCGCGGCCGGTCCGCAGGACGACCCCACGAAGCAGGAAGGGCAGGCCGACACGGCTGTTCGTTGCCTGACGAAGCTGGCCGCTGCGGGTCACCCGGGTGCCGTGGCCGCGCTGGCCGCGTGGCAGGCCGCTGCGGCCGCCGCACTGGCCGCGCTGACCGATGACCTCGAAGGCGAGTTGGCCGCTCAGGTCTGATCCGGCAGGGTCTTGCCGTC